ATGCCCACTTCATGAACGCCTTGACCTCATCACGAGTCGCCTCACCAATCTCGTCATCGTCATCCGGTGCTTCCTCCTCCTCAGGCTTCTCATCGCTGAGATTAGGAGTAGTGGGTGTGGTCGGTGTTGCATTCTCGCCCTCCAAAGTCGGAGCTGTAGTGACCTCTTTGGCGTTGATGATGCCGTCAGGGGAGAATAGAAAGATATCCGCACCTGCCACGAGGATCGGCATATCCGCCTGTGGGGTATCTAGTAGTGGTAGTCCTAGTTCTGATCTGCGCTCGTTGATGGTCTTACCTGCAGATGTGACCTCGATCTGCGCCTTGCGAGCACTCGACTCGTTATCCATACGCTTTGATGTCATCAGGCGAAACTCTAGTTCGCGTGGCATACCGAGATATGTATAGCTGAGATTTGTAATCATTTTGCTAATCCAGTTGGCTAGAGGCTGGATACCGAGAGCCTCGGCTGTGTCAGCTCTGCCCTCCTCGAATCCTGCTCCACCTAGACCGCCCTTAGGGGCAAAGCCAATCTCACCTGGCTGTACACCGAAGTGACCACAGATCGAGGTGATGAGGTAATCATCTAGTGTGTCCTTGAACTTCTCGCCATAGCCCTCATTGACCACAGGGGATAGACCCTTAGGTAGTAGGCGAGCGCGCTTACGCTGCTCTGTCTGACCGGCGAGGTCATCGTTGAGGATATTCTCATAGGCGCGTAGGAGATCAGGGTTGTTGCCCCAGTCCTCGTCTGTCGTGAACATCAGCTCAGGTAGAACACCATCTGTGTACTCAGCTCGTATCCATTGCTGTCTGCGCAGATAGATATCAGCTAGAGGTAGGGCTCTCTCCACAGGGGAGAAGCCATAGACCGAGATAGACCGGCGGTTGCGCACCATATATGCGAGATCGTCTGAGCTGAACTCGCCGTCTGCCTGAGGATCGTCATCGTTGGCTGCAAACTCTGAGCGTGGGAAACCATAAAGTATCTGTTGATATGCCGCATTAGGTGGCATCGGCCTCATACCTCTGTCATCTATGAGGGGCTTGATGGTCGAGCCATCTAGTATCTGAAAACCATAGAGATCGCCACCTACTGATGGCTGTGGATAGACAGCCCATGCATCTATGACTAGGACTTCCTCAGCTAGAGTCATCAGCCAGTCTGTCCAGGTCAGTCCATTAGCTCGATCAGGGTTCTCCCAGAATGTGCGGAGTCTGTTGATCTCCTCTGTGAAGTTCTCACGCGCCTGAGCCATAGCTCGCACATGATCTCCACCTATCTCTGCCACAATTTTCTCTGAGGCATCTGAGCCGAGCACGATGTCCCAGTCAAGCCCTGTCAGTTTGGACTTTGTGACCTCAATACACCGGCGCAGAATGTCAATCTGATCTGCAGCAGCGCGTAGGGTCTTGAAAGGTACGAGACGAGTCTCGGTAACATTGATGTTCTGCGCGACCTGATACTCATATCGGCGCGGCATCGGTCTGCCAGTAGCAGGGTCAATCGGGTTGATAGCCCCTGGAGTGATAGGCATACCAGGGCCGAAGGGGACAGTAGCTGAAAACGGAGCGCGTGGCAGAGCCACACTATTGCCATATGTCTGTTGCATAGCAAGTCCACTCTGTCTCATCTCCTGCTCAGTCATAGTGACTGATCCTGCAGGTAGGCGAGGTGCTTTCTCTATATCACCTGTCAGAGCTCTAGCGATACGGTCACGCAGACCCATGTGTATCTCCTTCTCGTGCTACTAGGCGTGGACTACTACTCGATACTGATTTGATGTAGGAGCTACAGAGAACAAGAGCGTGATAGCAGTCGTAGATGTGTGCTGTACATCGCAGATGAGCTCGGCATATGGGCTGCTGTTGTCGTACACGCTGACTATAACATCCTTTGTTCCGAGGTTATGTGACACGGTGTATGTGGTGGCTGTGCCGTCTCCAACATTTGCCGCGTACTTGCGTACTGCGATAGTGGTATCTAGCTCAAAGCCTGATGCGCCTACTGATAGACCACCTGAGGCTACGACTACGCCTGTGAAGTTTGTGCCTGTTAGCAGTACGCCGGTAGATGCGGTGTATGTACCTGCACCTGAGAACTGTTGGAACACCACAGGATCAGTACCGACTGTAGTGACCTCATCTACGCTGACCCATCCTGTATTAGCGAGTGTCGATCCTGCATCTACGAAGGTGAAGTCTCCACCGGCTATCTCTGCGGATGTATCAAAGTCTGTGGCACGAGTAAGTACCCAGTTTGTTGAGACTGTACCTACTGTACTGAGTGTATAAATACCATTTTGAGATGTAGTGGTCTGATTCTTGACTAGGATACGCGCATTAAGAGCAGGGCTGACTCCATCAGTCGTGAAGGCTGCCTGAGTCCCTGCGTTTGTCAGAGTAGCTCCGACACCTGATGTGCCATTGCTGTATGTCGCATTAAGATTTGCAGTAGTCGCAGCGTATGAGGCAGCGTGGATGTTGAGACCCTGAGCTACATCATCTACATACTGCTTGGTCGCCGCATCTGCCGCTGACACGGGAGTGCCGAGGTTTGTGAGTTTGTATGTGGCAAAGGAGACATCTGCTGCTGGGACTGCGAGCGCAGAGAGGTTGATAGCGGAGTGCGCTGCGTTATCGTGTGTAGGTGTGCCGTGTGTGTGGTCAGCGCGAGCTACCGATGTGCTTGATCCGTTAGCGGATGACCCACCGAATGTTGTCTCTGCGGTGACATTGCCGAATGATGGCATTGCGTGTGTGTGATCCTCACGCGCAGGAGCTGTACCTGTACCTACTGCACCTGCACCACCGATAGCGAGTGCCTGTGGTGTGGTGTTAGTGAGTGATGGTGTGCCGTGAGTATGGTCTGTACGAGCGTAGTTAGTAGATGACCCACTACCACTAGATGCACCATATGTAGTCTGTGATGTGACTGAGCCAAAGTTAGAAACCTGTAGCCATGTTGATCCTGTATCAAAGTACATGATCTGTTGGTCTGTTGCGAAGAACAAACGACCTGCCGTACCTGCTGCTGGTCGATTTGCATACAGACCTGAGATGACCTCAGACTCATTGAGTACAGATACCCAGGTTGTGCCATCGTAGTAGTACAGCTCGCCATCGCCTGTGTTGAAGTAAATCTGACCAGCGACAGGGCTTGCCGGTGCTGATGCTAGATTCTGGATGACAGCATTTGATAGCTCATTCTTGTTGAGGTCAATGCCTACTAGAAACTTACGCGCCATGTTTTTCTCCTCTAGATCACATATGCAACGCCGCTAAACGCTGCCGTGAAGGTAATCACCATCTGATTGACAGTAGGATAACTGAAAGTGCCTTCGCATTGTGTCCCTGCCGAGTCAAGTACGACTGCGGTGGGATTGCCTCCGAGGTTGTGGCTGATAGTCCACACCGCCGAGGGGCTGTTCTGTGTATGCGTATAGAAAATCTGCGCAGATGCGGCTACTCCCTGTGGCCCAGGTGCTGTGACCTCTACTATCGCGTTCGTAGGTTTGATGATTACTACATCGTCAGCCATTATCGAGTCACCTCCGCCGATACTTCTGCCTGTCCCTGAGCTAGACGAGTGACTACTGAGCCTGATGTGACTTCGAGATCGTAGTAGTACATACCAGGGACTATGTTCCTCGTCTGTGTAGCTGTTGCTTGAGTATTTACAGTACCCGATGCGCCTGTGATGGTGATGCCGTTTCCGCCGGTGGATAGAGAGAGCACCGCATCAGGAGATGATGGTAGAGATCGTAGTTGTAGCGCAGCAGTAGCACCTGTCAAATTGACCGCCGATGTAGCGAGCCCTCCTGAGATGTATGTACCTGTAGCTCCGTTGGTAATGGTGAAAGTGGTAGCAGTCGCGCTCGCGATGGCGACATTCTGTAGGTTGTAGATACCTGGGAGCACTCCATCTATAGATACTGTCTGCCCTGGTATAAAGCCATTCTGTGCTGTGACTGTGACTGTAGTGCCGTTAGCTGTGATGTTTGTGATCTCGGCTGGCTGTTTGTAGATAAATGTCGCGAACCAGTCTGCACCCTGGTCTATCGCGTACTCGCCGGTGAAGTTGAAACTGACAGCCATCTAGAGTCCTCCGGTCTTGAGCGTAGCAACGATAATAGCAGTTCCACACTTCATGCAGAGATGCATTGACTTGGGATTAGGCATCCCACAGCTAGGGCAGACATTTGCTAGTGAGTTGAAGTAGTTGCTGATGGATGATGTACCTAACAGATCAGAGAAGGCTTGCACCATCGCATCTAGTCTGTCAGGAGATGTGGAGTCTGCCGGTGTCCATGTAGTCATCTGATCCTCTAGCTTGTCAAAGACACCGAGATGATGGATACGCCCCTGCTCATACATAGCAGCGACAGGCTCTGCTCTGAGTTTTTTACCCACATGGGCTCGTATCTCTCGTATAGGCAGCACAGGTCTGACCTGCTTTAGGACTGCGCTGACCATATCGCCCCCCTGATTGACCTCCACTAGGATCGAGTCAGCCTTGTACTCGTCAAATAGAGCTACAGCCCTTGATGCCCAGTCCAGGGGCGAGCCGCGCATAGAGTGGTCAGCTATGAGATAGCCATGTCCAGATGTGTCACATCCAGCTACGACTATGCCGGTCTCATCAGAGCTAGCGGTATTGGTGACTGCAGGGTCTATAGATACGACTATGCGTGACATATGAGGCCGTTCCTCGGCTCTACATCGCTCGATGATGCCTCTAGTCCAGAGAGCACCCTCTACATCCTCTAGGATTTCGCCGTATAGCTCCTGCCTACCAAGTCTCGTTTCGTTATATCGAGCCTGTAGCTCTGCGAGCGCGGTAGAGCTCAGGTTGGCAGCGTTATCAAAGGTCGAGCCTCTGGTCACATATGTAGTAGATCGAGATACGAGATCGCGTATGAGTTTTGTAGGTCTAGGCGTGGTCGTGACTACTACGCGTGGCATATCGCCTAGTCGTAGGCCGAACTGTAGTTGATCCCAGGTATCGTCATACTCCCAGGCTGCTAGCTCGTCACACCATGCGCCATGATGCTGTGGGCCACGCAGGGTATCTGGCTCCTCGGCTGAGAATCCTTTTATCATCGCCCCATTGGGCAGATTTATCTTGGTACGCGACCTGTTGTAGTCGCTCTCACGATATAGACCATAGCGTTTGAGCACAGATAGCACACCCGACTCGCCCTCAAAACAGGTATCTCTGACATCCGCGTGAGTCCTAGCTACTACTGCCCATCTCGTGTTCGGGCGTGTTATCGCTTCGTACACTATCCACTCCGCCCCCGTCCTCGTCTTGCCCCACCCTCTCCCCGATAGGATCATCCACACCTGCCAGGGTGTCATCGGCGGTAACTGATTCAATCTCGCCTGTATCTCCTGCCATTGGACTCTCGACTGCGCTATCTGTAGCGTTTTGTCGGAGTAAGTCGGCAAGGTCTCTAACTGCTCTGTCAATGCTGTCCCCTCCATCCCATACGGTGACATCTTGAGCGATTTTCACCGGCATATCTAGTCCTATCAAGCGAGCTCTGCGCTCCATGATCCTGATAATGGTCGTGATAGAGGCATTATCTCCATTCATAGCCTTCGGCCACGCCGCGAGCTGTAGCCGGTCTAGTCGATCTATCTCAGCCTGTCTCAGCTCATCGGCTGGCTGTTGCAGAGTGCGCTTGAGAGCGCGCTTGTACGCCATATATGCCCCTGAGTGATCTGCATATCCCACCTGCTCAGCTATGCGTTGCCAGGTCAGTCCAGCCCTGCGTAGCTCTAGAACTCTGAGTTCTCGGTCTATCTGCTCAGGCTCAGGTACTGCATTGTGATTAGCCATGATGTGACACACCTATCTTCACATCTTGCTTGTAATGTGTCAGGGCGCGTGGTGTTATTACTGCATGAGAACAGCACAAAGCGTCAGATTCGACACCTACTACAAGATTCAGTTTCATGATCCTATCTCTCTGTGTTGGAAGGATATCCAGAAGGCATATCCATCAGAGGAGGATGCTCGTGCAGCATTTACATCTGACAAGACTTGGCGTGTTATGTGTATCACTCCTACAGGTCGCTTCCCTCTATAAGTACCTGCTCTACCTCTACATCTCCGCAAGCCTGGGTCGCCCTCTTAGGGTCGCCCTTCACAAATACCAATACCTGTTGATGAGTCTTGCCTAGTTTTCTGCTACTTGTAAAGAAGCGAGATACTCGTACTGCGAGTGACCCCACAGGAGATATCAGTATCGCCTCGTTGTATAGGCGAGCACCTGCATCCTCAAACGCTCTAACTGTATCGTGGATGAGTCCTCGGTAGCATCCGCCATCCTTTGGCTCGCGGATATCTCCGACTACCCATACTGCAAATCTGTCATCTTTCAGTCTAGCCACGCTCGCTCTAATGATTTCTTTATACGCTACTAGGAACTCCTCATAGCTCATCTGTGAGAGATCGGCAGGGCTGTCCGAGTACACCTCTAGATCACCATATGGAGGACAGGAGAATATAAGGTCAGCTTGATAGTCTGCCGGTAGGAATGCATCTAGAGCTGTACTGTCTCCTGTAATCCAGGTAGGCGTAGGGACATCTGCCTCTAGACGAGTCTGTATATCAGTCCATTGCTCTTGATTAGCCACTATCTGCTCTGCTCGGAGATCGACTCCTGTATATCTGCGCTGTAGTGCGCTCGCTACTACTCCTCGTACTGAGCCACCGGCAAACGGATCAAGTATCTCTCCATCAACAGGCGACCACCATCTATAGGCTATCTCGCACAGGACAGGATCAAAGACCGATGTTCCGTTGTTACTGAGTCCACCGCCATCAGGGATGACTAGATAGTCACGCTCAAACTCCTCATTACTGAGAGCTCTACCGATGCTGTTCTCTGTTTTTGCCTTCTGAAAATAGTAGTTTGGTATGCGACCTGATAGAGAGTTGAGTGTAGCTCCGCCATCTCGGCCAATCTCAGACTTGATACCTAGCTGTATCCATCTCTGCTTGCGCGCTCGCCACTCTCCGCCGCGCTGGTCGAAAATGCTCAGGGGCGGAATAATAAATCTCTCAGCTAGCGTAGGTGCTGGCTCGACTGTGGCCTCTACCGGTGGTATCTCGCGCTCAAATCCAAGAGCCTCAATATCCCAGTCTCTGTTTTCTAGCTCTAGGAGCTGTGTGGCTAGACGGGTCTCATCCCACTCTGCGAGCTCTGCAGTCCGATTATCTGCGAGCGCATACGCCATCGCTGTGTCGTTGTCCCAATCATCAGGTACTTGGACTATCTGTATCTCTGTCCATCCGAGTGAAAGAGCCGCTTCGAGTGTTCCGTTGCCAGCGAGGACTTGTGATCCTCGCACCACGATGGGCTTACGCTGCCCGAAGCGGCTCAAACTATGTGCGATAGCTCGGAGATTTGTATCCGAGTGTCTGCGAGCATTTGATGGATCAAGTGTGAGAGATGTGATGGGTACGGTGAGCGTATCCATATGTGCCTCCTAATACTGATACCAAATATAGAACGGGCCGAGATCGAGTCCTAGTGAGTATCTGTCTATGTGGAAGCCTAAACCAAAAGCCTTCGCAACGCCAATGACGATATAGCTGTGTCCTATGCGTATCTCTTTACTCATGAGGGAATATGTTGCCCTTCTGTATTAGATTGAGTCGTGCATCTAGCAAATCATCTACAGAACTCTCTAGCATCTCTTTCTTGCGCCAATTCATTCTGTTGCCAGCCTCGTCTGTTTTCAGCATTGCATAGGTGTACCGGATAGCCTCATCTATATCAGCTACCGAGATGTCCTCTGTGATGACTACGCTCATACGAGGATAATAGAACTACTTACGCGGTTTGCGCTTGAGCTCCTCCTCTAGCTCCTCACGATGGAGGTCTAGTAGGTTCTCGATCTTGAAGGCGAGGGGCTCGTATCCGCGTAGGCGTATCCGGTCTGCGACTGTCTGTAATACGACTGCTATCTGTGGATCGTCACTTATCACTCGATATCTCCCTAATAAGTCTAGAGGTCTGAAAACGCACCACATCCTCTCGTCTGTAGTACACCTTGCGACCTAGTTTGGACACATATGTGAGTTGCTTCCGATGCTGTATCTGCCGCAGATTGTTCAGCGTGATACCTAGTAGCTCGGAGACCTCTAGTGAGGTCATCAGAGATTCATCTACCATCCTGGATCAAACGCATCAGGCTGACGAGATGTGGCTCTCCCTGAGTCCTTTTGTAGTCGAGGTACTAGCGCAACCTCGCTCGCTGTAATCTCTAGCGCAGTCTTTTCGACTCCATCTCGACCCTGGAATGTCGATTGTTTGACACTACCGAGTACGAGTACCTCGTCACCCTTTTTGATGCTGTCAGCGATAGCCTCAGCCTTTTTGCCAAACATAGCTACCTTGAACCACATAGTCTCACCATCTACCCACTCGCCGCCCTTTTTGTTGCGCGGTGTGTATGCAATGCTGAATGTGACTAGCGGTAACTGATCCTGTGTGACGAACTTGATTTCAGGGTCGTTTCCGACTCTGCCCTTGACTCTAATCTCCATATATTACTCACCTTCCATGAGAACGCTGACTCTACCATCATCTTGTAATAGTACGACTGATCCATCTGATCG